CACGCAAAAGAGTTTCGAGCTAGACAGTTTTTGTTCCAAGGCGGCAAACAGGCAGCTCCAGTTCCGTGGGACCGTAAAGATCACAACTCTGCCACCAAGTTAATGAACACGATTCAATGGTTTCGTGACAATCCTGATGCAGTCGGCAAAGGCGACTTTTTAGACATTTACTCTGGCGTAATGCGTCGGATGCCTCTGACGTTTGGTGCTGGCGAATTAGCCGAAGCAGTGGTGAAGGGGAAAGCCATTGACCGTATTTACGAAGGCAATCCAGAGAAAGGTGACATCTACGGACTAGCGAGAGATATTGTTTACGCCGAGATGCAGGAGTCCGATCCAACAGCACTGAAGGTTGCCCGTGGTGTCACCGAACTTCCAGCGTATGCAGTAGACATTGCGGTTACGGGCGGCATCGGTGGAGTGACTAGAGGTATAGGCCGAAAGGGCATGGCAATTCTTGCGAAGCGTCTCGGCAAAGAAAAGTTCAAGAAGTTCATGGCTTCGGCTGTGGTCAAAGGTGCAACTAAAGCAGCACCAGCAGTCACTGAAGCTGGTATCTACGCAGGTGTCACAGATGTTGGAGGAACGCTCGCTCAGGCTCTACCACAGCGTGACCTTAAGTTCGACGAGAGCACTGAGACTGGATTCGCTGCGACCGAGAAAGACTCATGGATGAACAGCCTACCCAAGGCTGTCATCAACCAGATGAGCGAGTACCTGGTTGAAAAGGTTGGTGGTGAAGCTTTAGCGAAAGGTGCGAGTAAGATTGGAGCACCAATCCGCAAGGCAATGACACCAAAGCCTACGTCAGCGGATGTGCCTGAGAACATGAAGACGTACATCCTGAATCGCATCCGTCAGTCATGGCAACGTGCTAACCCAGACGTTGGCCCAATGGCAAGCCGAATCGGATTCAACGGAATGATTGCTGAGTTGGGTGAAGAGCGTGTTACCGAAATCGTACAGGGTGCTAACGAAGTCTTCTTCAGCCAGATGCCTGGCTACAACCGTGATGCTGCCCCGCAAATCGACCAACGCTTTGGCATGACTGGTGATGTCGTTCAAGAGGCTGGCTATCAGCTTGGTGTGACGGATGAAACACCAGAGCAAGCTTCTCAACGCCGTGATGACATGGTGACACAAGGGCTTACTGAAGTCATCGGTATCGGTGCAATGAAGGGCATGGCTGGAATGCGTAGCACGCCAACGCCCAATGTTGAAGAGCTTGAGAAAGGCAATATGGCTCAAGCGATCCTCCCAATTAGTAGAGACGCTAACTATCAAGCTGGTGTGCAAAAGCTTATCGCTGAAGGACAGACTAGCCGCAAAGCATTTAGCCAAGTTCAAGTTCCCGGAACTAACAAAACACTCTATGACATGATGCCAAACGGCAAGGCTCGTCAGGAGTTTTTGCAGAACGCCAGTGATTACATAGACACACGGAACCGTATGGAAGCACGGATGTTGGAGCAACAGCAACAACCTCCTTTGCAGCAGGATCAACTAGAACAACGTCCTGTAGAGCAGGATCAACCAAAACAACCTCCTGTAGAGCAGGATGTTGTGTCTGAACCGCCGGTTGAACAACAAGTACCAGAACCACCAGAGGTGACAGAAGCTAAAGCGATTACTCGTGATTTAACACGAGCTGATGTCATGCGAATGTCGCCTGGTATGAAAGTCAATGAAACACCTCAAGGATACGAGGTTGAAATGGGCAACGGTAAGCGTGTACTGGTTACGCTTGAAGAAGAAGGCCTTAGCAAATACACCAGTGATGCCGATTTGCGTGCAATCTACCCCACATACTCTCAATACGACTGGTTCAAAAAGAAGTATCCAACGGTGGATGACTATGTACGGAAAGAGAGGAAACGACTGGACGCAGGTGGAGGCTTTGGTGGATTTATCATTGGGCCTGATCAGCGAATGCGAGATGATGTCGCCACGCTGGATGTTGTTGCAATTGTAAGAATAAACAATTCGGATTGGGCGCGTAATAAGACAAGCCTGAAGCAAACTAAAACTTACATGCACGAAATGATGCACCTCGCATACAACGGTGGCATGTTTACTGATGCTGAAATGGATGCGTTGATCAAAAAGTACAGCGATCCAAACAGATCAGTGATGCAGCAGTCTGAAGACTTTGCGCAAACAGCTGAGTTCTGGGAAGAACCTGGAATGATTCAACGGTTTGTTGACTGGATTAACCGTATGGCTTCTAAGCTAACTGGTGGTCGTATCGAACTGAATGGTGAAGCTGTTCGCCGGTTGATCTACAGCGAGAACTTCTGGAAACGAGATGTTCAAAGCATACATGATTTTCAGGTGCGAGAAGGTGATCGCCAGCAAGCTAAGCTACAGGCGAATCAGATACAGCAGCCTGATATCCAGCCTATGGCTGACGACCTCGACTTCCGTGGTAAAGAGCCAACGCCTGGACCAGCGGATCGCTTGCCAGGTGGACGAGCAATTCCGGCAAACGTCACCAAAGCTCGTATGACATGGCGAAAAGCCGACGAGAAACAGATGGGTTTCCATTTATCACGCCAAGAAGTTTTTAACGAAGTGAATCGTCGTCGCTTCGGTTCTCCAGAACAACGAGCTAAAGTCGATGAGGAAGCGATTGCTCGCTGGAATGATCCTAACCATACGTTTGATGTGTATGACCACGAACACATCATTCGGCTTTCCAATGAACTAGCTCTTAGCAAAGACCCGAACGACTACGCCAAAGCCATCGACCTCATGATTCTTAAGCGTGACAAGATCGCTGATGTCGCACGTAACCTTGGCTACGGCAAAGACCCTCTTGGGAAAACTGAAGCGTCACGACGCAAAGATGCTGTCACCGATGCGATATTTCTGAACGACAAGAAGGCTTTGGAACGCATACGCAACCGCAAGAGTTCTGACCCTCGCAAGCAGAGAGCTGGTGAAAAAGCTTGGGAACGTGAACAGGCACGACTCCAGAAAGTACGTGAATACGTCGAGAGGCTTGGCTACGAGTGGAGTGAGAAAGGCTTTACAAAGCTTGGAACGAATGTAACCGATTCGATCAAAGTTGCACGCTTTGCTATTAACACAAAGAAGAACCTTGGCCGAAGAGCCAACGACATCTTCACGGAGATCACATATGGCTTCATGCTCTCTGGCCATCAGACACAAATGGTCAACTTCCTAAGTAACACAACTTGGGGAGCGACGATGATGGCAGAGCAATATGCTTCAGCTGCATTGAACTCAGCTCTCGGAAACACGGATGACATCACACTGGCAGACTATAAGTTTGCTCGCAACCAACTAAAGAACATGACACCTGACAAGTTACGTGTGATTGCGATCGCTGGTCGTAATGCCATGACAAGGTTCATGTCTGAGCGTGGCGTGATTGAAGAAGAAGTTGGCATCGACGAAAAGACCAAGTACGAAGTTGCACCTGCATTGCCAGGCAAAGGTGGTCAGGCGTTCAGAGCTATCTTTGGCTTCGGCCCGATGAGTGCTATCGACCAGTTCTACAAGACACTGTTTACCAACCTTGAAGTTGGTGTGCACGCTGCTCACCTAGCGAGAATTGAAGCTGAAGCGTTTAACCGCAAACAAAAAGATGCTTCCAAGCACATGACTGAACAGGAGATGGCTGACAGAGCGGAAGAGTTGTTGCTCGACAAGCGATCGCCAGCATGGGTAGAAGCACTGAATCAGGCTGAACAGAAGATGTTTCAGGATGACGGTGGTGTAATCTCTCAAAAGATCATTGGTGTGTCTGAAAACATCAGAAGCATACCGCTTGTGGGTCCGGCGTTTCAGCACCTGGTTGCACCGTTCGTCCGAACACCAACTCGCATTATTGGAAACGCTTTGGTTCGCATGCCTGTGCTCGGCATACCTGTGTATCACAAGATGTTCCAGAATTACAAAGACGGCAACCACGTGCTCAAAGGTGTAAGTCGTGAAGCACTAAGCCAAATATCAGTCGGCTTGCTAGTTGCGATGATCTGGAATCTGGTTGATGCAGATGAAGAGGAAACAACACTGACTGGTGCGAAAGGAGCATTAGGTGAAAAGAGCCGTACATTCCGCTATCAAGAAGGTGTTGCTCCACCACAGGCTGTAAAAATCGGAAACACTTGGTATCAGTACGACAGGTTCGATCCGTTTGCGATGGCGTTAGCTACGGTTGTCGATTCTATCCAGGCACTCAAGTCTGATAAAAGCATCGGCGAGAAAGGTGCTGACGTAGCTCGCTCTATCGGCGGCTCAGTGCAAGAGAAGACCTTCTTCCGCTCTGTTGGTGACTTAATTAAAGCAGTTGACTCAGAGGATGGTGGTCAGCGATGGGTAGCATCAGCACTCACGAGGTTTGTGCCTAACCTTTATACACAAGCAGCACGAGCATCATCACCGACGATCACTGACTCACGAGCTGACACAGCATTTGAGTCCTTTAAGAAGCGTTCAAAGATTGCACCAGCACAAGACATCCACGATCCATGGGGTCGCAAGGCAAAGACCTCTGGTGGCATCACAGGTGTGAAAAGCAAGACTGCTGAGCCGTTTATCGGCGACCGTGTGTTTGTTAACTGGAACCGCCTGCATCCAGAGACTGACGATCAGCGTTTCCCAACCAGGCCAAGACGTGAGTACACCTACAACGGTGTCAAACACAAGATGCCTGAAGAGCAATACGCTCAGTATTCAGAGCTTGCAGGAACGCTTGCAAAGAACGTCGTTGAGAAGATGCTGAGCGACGACATGGCTCGCAATCCTGATGACGTAACGATGAAGATTGTCGAAGGTGCGATTAGTCGAGCCAGGATGATGGTCAAAGATCACCTACACTCCAAAGGCAATATGGACATACCGATGGAACGCTTTGAGCGTGACATGCAGAGCAAGCTGTACAGCACCGCCATCGCACCACTGAGAGCAAAGCGTCCACGACGTGGAGCATCACAGTCTGTGTATGAACAGGAAGTTGCCGAGTGGCAGTCAGACCGTGACGCTGCTCTACGCTACGTCGAGTGGTACAGACAGCGGCCAGACAGGGTAAGGATAAGACGATGAGAAAACGAAAGAGATACCGCACTGACGGCCAGCACGAAGGCACGTCACGCATAGAAACACGCACAGGGGCTAAGGCCGCACGCACGGATGCCAAGGCTAATTTGATACTCGCCAAAAGCGAGAAAGCTAAACAGACCGCAGCCAAACGGAAATGGCTTGTATTCCTCTTAGGAATGGTCATGGCTATAGCTGCATTCTTCAAATTCAAGATAGGACCCTGATATGAATAACATCACAAGCGTGATTGGAGACTTCCTCAAAAGTCTCAAATCTAAACGAGTCATTACCGGCATTCTGACCATCGTGTTCATGGCCGCATACAACTACTTCAACCTCGCTGAGGTCGGTGTGTCTGAAGACACAGTGAACAACCTCGTTATCACAGTCGCAGCTCTGATCGTCGGCGATACGATTCGCCCAGTGAATCCTGAGAAGGGAGATAGCGATGAAGGTTAGAATGGTTAAACCAGGCGAACGCTATCGCTTCATGGCGAGAAGTAGTAACCCACACACACTGAGCCGGTTGGAAACCTTAATGGCCGCTGAAGGCTACAAGCGTGTTAAGTTCCTGAGCTTCCTAGCGCACATCATCAACTTTGAATACACGATACGAGAGGATTGGTATGGAAACGAACTTACCTCAGATGCTGACTGATGTCGGTTTCCCAATCGGCTTGTGTCTGATTCTCTTATACGGTTTCAAGAAGGTCGGTGAGGTGCTGCTGGCTCGTGTAGTCGATCCAGTCATCACCTCGCACCGAGAGTTCCTCGTGAAGCTTGAGCAGCAGCTTGAGCTACAAGGGGAACTGGTGCGTAAGATGGTGTCTATTCAGGAAGAGATTCTGCGGAAGCTGGAGTAGGTGGTATTAGTAATAGCAACCAGGTGTATCTTTAAGAATCTCTCTAGCTTCTTCATCAACAGTTGATAGGTCTAGTATTAGATACTTGCATTTGGCAAGAAGTTCAGCTGACTTGTTTGAAAGGTATACTTGCTCACCACAATCACCTATGCCCAACCATTCACCTTCATAATTTGATAGCCACTCGCATGAGATGTCTTCCATCCAATCTGCGCTTATGCCCAAACCGCCTTTGTGATGCGATAACGCTTCAGCAATAGGATCTTCATCACCTTCATCGCTTCCAGGAATACCCTCCCAACTAAACCACAATTCGCATTCGCATTTACTAAGGAGTTTTGCAACCTCAACAGAGGGAACGAAGTTTTTTCCGAAGCCTAATCGCTTCCCTTTATACTCTTGGAATAAGGTAGCAACTTCAGGCGAAATTTCTTTCAGTCCTTTCAGGCGTATAGACTGATTCTTTTCGTTTAGTTTTTCATGGCGGATTAGAATTTTCGCTGCATCCAAATCTATGTGTGTATAGTCATCATCACGCAATCCATCATACGAAACAGCATACTCGTTATTAAGCAACTGCTTCGCAGCTTCCGCTGTCATGACCTTAACTCTGTTCGCCTCAGCTTCCCGTTCAGCTTCTATCACGGCTTGGCATTCTTCGTTATCACACACATCTTCAGGCCACCAGTCTTCTGGGTATGCAAGATGAGTACCGTGTATATCCCAAAGGTCAACACGCTCAATCTCTTCTCCGCATTGATCGCAGAATGCGATGCCGAAATATTCTTTACCCATGAAACTGTCTCCTTGTGTCTGAAATACCACTTGCTTTCTAACATCCATGCCGACTGATTTCAAACACACATCAATGCCGACTGATATGACAGGTTTGTGCAATGCCGTGCAATAAGCTACGACCCCTTCAGCATCTGGTCAAATAGAGCGTCTTTAACTTCGCCCTGAAGCCATACCAGTGCCGTGCATTCTGGTGCATCTGTGTCCAATAGCGTGTCGAGTTCTTGCCGGTTGACGTGCAGGAACGGTTCGGATTCGGGTTCGGATTTTACTGCACGCACCTTGCCGACTCTGTAATTCAAGGTGTTTGAGAGCGATTCTTCGAGTCCCTCCTTCGCTACTTTTACCCCTTTCGGGATGTCGTCCGTGAGTGCACGGTATGCTACGGGGTTGGACGCTATGAGACGCTTCAACCCCTCTATTTGTAGCTTCAACTCTACTATTTCAGCGTTTAAGACCACCTCATTCTCAACCGGCGTTGCACGCTGTAGCACGGGATCGTTAGAGTTTGATTTTGGCTGTTTGGGTTCGGATTTGGGTTCGGATTTTGAAAACAGCCCTCTCATCGCTGATTGGGTGATAGTGCTAGCATGTTGCTCAGCTGCCTGAGCCAGAGCTGGCATGTTGTCCTTCAGAGCGTCGAGAACCATTCCGAAGAAGTAAGTCGTGTGTTCCAAGCCAGCGACACGAGACTCTTTCCAGTGGCTCATAGCATCCTTCACGCCGTCACCAACGATCTGGAGATAGTGTTCTTCCTGGATCGCTTTGCTGTGTCCGATCCATTTAGCAGCGTCATGCTGATGCTGATTGAAGATTTTTACGAGGTCAGTTACCCATGAGCTGCGTGAGTTGTTGAACAGGTTTGGGATGCGTGGCTTCTCGGTGTAAGCTTCGTAGCGACCTGCATATTGCTCAGACAGGCTGAAGTCACAGTCGGCTTTACCGGCTCTCACAGCGTCCTCCTTCTCACCTTTGAACAGATAGCCGTCAGGGTTTGGTTCAGCGTCACAGAGCAGCTTAAAGATGATCCAGTTCGCATCATGGAACATTGGGCAGATGCGGCCACCGTTCTTGTGAGAGTCGATGGTAACAGTCGCACGATTGACATCGCCGTCTGCGAAATCCACATCACAGTTACGAATCCACAATGTGTCTGCTGCACCTCGTAAGCCCATCAGTCGAGCAAGCACAATGCGAGCAAGGCTCTTGAGGTCAAACTGGCTGTTAAACAAATCCTGAGTCTCTTCGAGCGTCACGTAGCGAATGCGTGTTTCATCCTTCTTCTTGGATGTGCGAATGCCGTAAGCAAACACATTGACCTCTATGATGGATGATGCCACAGCCCAGCTAAACAGTTCCTTCACCTGGTCAACCTGCTTAGCGACATATGTGTTTGATAGCGGCTGCTTTGGATCGAGCTTAAATTTAGTGACACCTTCCTTGGTGTAACGCACTTTCTTGCCTTGCTTCTTTAGCTGGCGAGGATAGTTCTTAGCGTCGTTCATGGTGAGGTCACGAATATCCTTATCGCCACCGAACTGATGTATCAGACGCTCAAAGGTTTGGACGAACTTGTTGACCGTTGGTGCTTTGACAACTTCCTTCTTCATCTCCAGAAACTCTTCGGTTACTGAATCGAGAGAGAACGCCGATGCACTTCGACGAGCTGCACGCTCACGCACAAGGCCATACTTCTCCAAACGATTATGTATTTGCTGGCGAACATCCTTTAGCCACTTCTGTTGCTTTCTGTCGAATGTCTCACCTTGCTCTACTGTTCCGACCAGTGACATAACCATGTCATGCTCTTTAGTAGCTTGCTTTTCAGAGATCTTCTTAACACTTCCAAGAGGAATGTATGCGGTAACACGGCGATTGCCCATTAGCTGCTTCCATTGAACACGCCAAGAGTACGAACCACTACCCTTCTTATTCTCTACCTGCACGAGAGCCATGTGTCTAACCCTTTCGCTTTCCACCCTTGATGTACTTATCAAGGTCTTGAATGTCGAATCGTTTTGAACGCTGACCAACCTGAACAACCGGCAGCTGCTTCCCACGAACAAGCGACCAGAGCTTGCTCTTACTGATTGCCAGATACTCGCTGGCTTCGAGGTCTGTAAAAAGACGTTTCATAGCTTACACTTTCTGCAAATTTTTAAACAGCCGAATTCACTAATTCAGACACGATCCAAGAGAGACTCACCATCAGGAGCAGTGAGCTGAAACAGCCGTCGCCATCAGCAACCAGCTCGTCTTCACGCTCTAGCTCCTCCAGGATGATGTAGTCGATGGCATCAAAGTCGCCATCTCCGTCGAAGTCAAACATTGAGGCCTATCGCACGAAACATACGCTTCAACAGTCCTGGCTTTTCAACCGGCCTGAAAGGTCGAACGACCTTCTTTACGACACCTTCGCATATCTGTTGGATACGCTGAAATGAAACACCATGCACCTCAGCAAGTTCCCGCATGGTCACTTCGGTGTTTGCGTAAACTTCCCGAATCGACTCATCACGTTGCGAGTTCTTACGCTGACGAACGCTGTTTTTCCTGCCTTCGGTGAGTGTGGAAGTATCTATTCCCCAATCCTCAACGATGCGTTTGCAGGTAGTGTGACTATAACCCGTTTCCCGAACAATTGCGGATATGATGTATCCCTGTTCAGCCAGGTGGATTATCTCTTCCTGGTCCTTGATTGACATAGTCATATCTTTTCTCCCAAAACCGCAGCCTCACCGCCCATCCGAATGAGACGGTGAGGCTTAAACAAACTAGGAACTCTTCGGTGGGTACAACAGGTGGTTGACTGTTACATCATCCTGTAGCACACGGTTGAAGAACTCAGCCCACTCACACAGAAGCTCATTGGTCTTAGTTAAGACCTTTAGGTTTCCAGCCATCAACTGCTGGAACTGTCCCCATTCGAAAATTTCCTGCAACTTGCAACCACGTTTGAGCTGGTGGTAGTTGTCACGAATTTCAGACTCATCATATGGGAAAGCACCACCTGTGTACTTCTCGTAAACCCGACGAGCGTACCAAATGCAGTTTGCACGCATAATCTGCATTCGTCGTCGTTTCTTGGCTTTGCGAGGCTCATCAGAAAAGCTCTCGAAGTACTTTGTGTCTGGATCACGCACAATGACCGGACCAACAGGTTTACGCTCCATGGGCTTGTAGGCACGAAGTGGCTCTACCGGTTGGTTGAGCCTGTTTACTGGGTTCTGTTTTTTAGAAGTGAACCAAAACTTCTTCAGCATACCGAACATAGGTTCTTCTCCTGCTCTGAAGTTAGTGTTGAATAAAAGCTTGTTTTGGTTCCTTTTAAGGGTAAGGAACACTAACCACCGAAATCGATGCTTCATAATCGAATCCTTTTCGAATGTGTCACTGCCAAATTTCGAGTCCAGAAGCTCACGTACAGTGAAGGGGTTGTTAATATGATTCCTACCGATTCTGGTCGGTGGACTTAGGTTAGATAGCTGTTACGAAGCTATCTGCGACTTTCACAACACTTTCTAGCAAGTCAACTAGCGGCTGCTCAATTCGCTTCGGTGCTACGATGCGACCATCATAAAATGACTTGACATCGCCGTTGGCAAGCTCCAAAGTCACAAGCTGTTGCGAACGCTTACCTTTTGGCTTACCTGTTTTCCAGGTTTTTTCCAAAAGCGGCTGCTCGACAATATCTCGCACGCTAAGGACCTCACCTAAATAGTTTTCAGCTTCAGAAACGTAGTCCGTAAAGAAGTGACCACCAACATGGTTATGGTGGATTTGTTTGAGATACGTGAATGAAACACGATCTCCAGGATTAAACTTAGTCATACAACAACCTCGTAAAAAACTTGGCTGCGAGCGTCAGCTTGATACCGCCGAACAACGCACGCATCCTCTCTAAGTAAGTGCAACGCTCCCAATTCCTCGTGTCGGACGTATTCCATTCCGAGTTGATAATGGTCATCGATGCTTATCTCGAACGCTAAAGGATCAGCCTTCACTGCGTTCAGGATTTTTGCGACTTTGATCTTCCTGGCAAGGTGTTTGTTTTTGCCTTTACATCCCTTTGAGATGAGATTGGCCTGTTTTGCTGCCTTAAAAGATGCCTTTGCCGCTTCGGGATTTGACTCCCTTTTAATTTGTTTCATTGTCATTCCTAATCTCCTTTTTGAATTTTCCGCTACAAGCCAAGTATCCGGTATTCTTGTGATACTTCAGGCAGAAGTCTAACCTCGCATCTAAATCTTCATTGCCCCACCGCTCACTCACTGCGTTAATCCAATCCCAACATTGTCTGTTGGTTTGGCCGTCATAGCCTAACGCAAGCGATATGCGGCGTAATGTGTCTTGCATGTATGCCAGCGATTCACAGTCTTCTATTTTTGCTATCATCTTTCTTCTCCGAACAAAATGTCGTAGAACGCTGCTGCTGCATAGGTCCAGACACAAATCTCAACTACCGATTCCATAAACCCTCTCTATCGCCGATGAAAGAAATTGAAGTGATAAGCTGCTTCCTCTTCTTCAGTCATCTCGAAGTCATTTTCATCAGTTGCTTTTTCGCAAAACAACCCTTCTACAAAGCCGCCAATGATCGCCACAACAAATGCTGCTGTCATAAAAAATTCCATAACCTCACTTATCTCCTTTCAATCGCTCGATGATTTTGTCATCAGCCAGATCAAGCACACCGCCGATTGCGGCAAGCTTATATAAGGTCTCCAAATTCGGACGACGGAAACCACCTCGCCATTCCAATATCTGGTGGTACTGAAGACTTAGTGGAGCTGCGTACAAGCTCTGCTTCTCTTTAGCAGCATCGAGGATCAGATTGACCAACTTGGTCAGCTCTTTCTTCTCGTTGTCACTCAGTCGCTTCTTGTGTTTGCCAGACATTTTATTTTCTTTTGAATTCCAATAGTTGCCGTGTTATTTCCTATATTATAACATATATCGTCTTTTTGTCAATAGTTACAGCAACTTTTTAACGTAAATAATCTCTGTTTTTTTGCTGGCATCCGTTCTACCCTTGTTTTACAGTGTTTTAAGCAGATTTTATCTTACCATAAAATTCTAAAATTGCAACCCAAAACCCAATATTTAGTGCAAGTTTCTATCCGGTTGGTAAGTAGCAGTGTTTTTTGGTTGACAATCTGTGGTCTCGTGTTAAGATTCTTCTTGGCCGTCTGGCTCAGACACAGGTTACTTGCTGCTGCGTTGTTCTCCTGCCCACAAAAGAACGCAGAATAAACATCCGCTGAGGGAGAGAAATCCCATGGCCATCAGCGTCAGGAGCGAAATGGAGTGACGTGTTTAGACACATATCACAAGGGTTTTGCTAATCGCCGTTATGAAATCCAGGCAACGCGCAGCTACTAGATGCTGCAAGACAGATGCGTCCTGGTCGTATAGCCGTTATGAATAAGTGACGACGACCTGAGTTAAATAGTGAGTAAAGGACTCACGCTAGACCGCTTTGGTAAAGCTTCGGTAGAGGCTAAAGGGAATCTGTCTAGCTACGCTGCTGTAGACGCTTTTCGAAGCTAATAGGTTCTCTGATCGATTGTCCCCAATCGTCGCATTCGCTATCCCACGCCATTGGGAGCTTGCCCTTCTCTACCAGCTCGGGATCATAAACAAGCTTGCCAATTGCTACGCTGGCCGACACTGGACCAGGTTCCTTCTCTTTGACAACACGCTCTTCAAACATGAACAGCTCATTCTCCTCAACGCATGTTGTCCATTCCCAGATACACGATGCAATTAGATAGATCAGCTGGTGAAACAATAGTGGTTGATCTGGACTTGTGATACGCATCCGTTCACGAGCGTCATCTGTGATATATCGATTTGCTGACGACAAGAACAATGAGTTGCTAATGTTAATGTTTAACTTGTCTGGTTGTACTTGCCCATCAGTAAACTGATGAACCCGATCGAGTAAATCCTTAACCAAATCTGACACAGAATTAGCCATGCCAATAGGCTCAAACTCACCTGCTCGACCATCCCTTTCCCAAGCTCTGAAATGCCACAGTCGGTGAGGAATGATGCCCTTAAATGCTTTCAGGATAATGTTTACATCCTTCATCCAGGCATCCAGCAGATACACTTCGTTTCTAATATCCCGCTCGCTGGAGTCTATCTTTTCAGCTGCATATATAGCATCTGCTGTGTTATCCATGACACGGTTGATGGCATCGTAGATGTTAGTTGAGGTGTTGCGTTTGATCTCTTTTCCGTTGCGGAAAAAGGTTGCTGCACGACGCTCACTACGCTTTCTGAATGCCGACTGAGCAAAGCTGAATCGACCAATCGGCAGGTCAAATCTCGTTGACTCGCCATCGGTACGCCACTTGTAACCAAACAGGCTCAGCACCTCCTCAAACACATCGAAGTTTCGCTTGGTGGTCATGCGTCGAGCACTAGCACGATCCATATTGAGAATCTGGTAAAGGTGGAAATATCCGTGACTCCCAAAGTCCATCACCGCAGCTTGTACCTCATCAACGCCTGAATTGCGAAATATCTGGCCAGCAGCGTGTGCAACAGCTTCCAAGTGGCACGTTTCTGGTAAAGAAGCCGGATTATCACGCTCAAGCTCGACATTCCATGAGTCTTCTGCATCTGGCTTAATAGTCTTCTCAGCTTTAGCAATTCGCTCCTCAAGATCATCCATAGAGGCTTCTATCGTTCCACGAGCAAATGGATCGTTGATTGACGCTGCCATCGCCGACAGATTCTTTAGGTCAAGCTTCAACTCTTCGAGGCTCTTCTGTGTCTGCGGTGTATTGCTTCCACCGGCACTGAGCTGCTCGTTCACAGCGTTGCGAATTTCCCATCCAAGACTACAGACACCGCCAACAGCATCGTTAAGCGTCGAGAGCGATTCAATCTTAATCGTATCGATTTCACGATCCTGACGTTCAATAGCTAGCTTTAATCGACCGCCAGCTGAGCAGATTGTCTGGCCTATATTGCGAAGCAACGACCCTAAATCGTACAGCTCCTCTGAAGTCCAATGGTACGCATTGATCTTGTATGCGTTTTGTTCCTGGATTTTCTTCTTGATCGAATCGTATCGAGTGCTCATGTCTTTATCCTGCAAATGCAGTGGTTTCAGGTGTTTAGGAAGTCTTAATATGTTTTTGGCTATATCGGCCACAATCAAATAGTAGCATTAACTAACTTCTTATCAATTGCAATATCAGAAAAACATAGTATCTTTTTAATTGTCACGCAACCCGTAACCTCCAAAACATAGGAAATACGCCATGAAATACGAATTCGACGTGACGACCGACAAATTCAACACACTGCACGTTTACGCAGAAAAGTTCGGTGTAAACGTGCAAACCGTAGATAGTTGGACCACCAAACATGGTCTTCCATATATAAGACCAGGTTCAACGAAATACACCACCAATGAAGCTTTCAACGAATGGCTAAATGAACGCAATGGCGAATTGCCAGAGGTTTGAGATGCCACACGTATATGAACCGCTTCAAGCAGCATTAGACCACCTAAAGGCGTGCCAAAGCACAGGAAGTGACCCATTTGAAGTCGCCTCTGCTTCGGCACTGCTGGAAGTGTACGACAGTTACTACGACAACGGCAAGTTCGATGTTGTGTCTGTTGAAGCAACTCAAAAGATAAACATTCCCGAAACGAAGTTTTCGCTAACAGGTCGATTCGACACATTTCTGCGAGACGAGCGAGGAAAGTTAATCAATTTAGAGCACAAGACAACTTCTTCTGCTTTGGATAACCCTTGGCATCCGCAGCTCGCCAAAACGAGCTTCGACCGCCAGATCAGCCTGTACCACTTACTGGCTTACCTCAACGGTGAAATGGTTGAGGAAACGTGGATGGATGTGATTCGCAAAGTTTCACTTCGCCCAAAAGCCGTACCAGTTGGTACAGCAAACAAGCGGTTTGGGTCTAAGCGAGAAATCGTTGACAACTCAACCTACTTCGGCAAGGAGCTCAGCCAGGAAACGCTTATGTTGTTTCGGGCTGACAAGCTGAAGAAAGAGAACGCTGAGATGTATCGTTATCGAGTGCTCCATGTACTCAACGAGAACCCTGAAGCGTATTTTCGTCGCAAGACGAGGATTACTCGCACAGTTGATGAGATGAAGGAAGCTTTCCGTCAACTCGTGATGGTCGCTAAGGAGATAGAGCGAGCAGAAGAGACTGATAGTTGGTATCAGAACACGAATAGTTGTTTCGCTTACGGCACAACTTGTCCATTCTGGACGATCTGTTCTGGCACTGACCATCCTGAGAGCGACACATGGGTCCCAAGGAAGGGATCGTCGCAGTCAGGCAGGTTCAATCTGTCGCACAGCCGCATTGGTACATTCCATAGCTGCCGCACTAAATACTACTTCACGTATGTGCGTGGGATTGAAAAGGCGAGTAGAGAAAAATCAGACGCATTGAGGTATGGATCGCTGGTTCACGATGCACTGGAGAAATATTGGTTGCAACAGAAGGAACTCAGAAATGGGAATTCTGGAACAAGTGAAGTCTGAGCCTGATCCTCGTGGAATGCGAGTGGTTGTGCTTGGAGTTCCGGGAGTTGGCAAGACAAGTTTTGCCTGCCAAGCTCCTGAACCATTGGTCATCACGACTCATGCCGAAGATGGTGTGAATACCTTGATGGCAAGTGGACAGATCGAACCAGTCAGTTACCTGGACGGTCTTAATTCATTCACCGAAGTATCGAATTTAATCCAAGAGCTTCGTGAAACGGATGACCTTAAATACAAGTCCATTGTGATCGACACGATCAACGGACTAAGCGTTAGCTGTGTGAAAGAAACCTGCGACCAGGACTATGGTGGCGACTGGAATCGATTCACAGCCTACGGACAAGGTTACACAATTGCAGCAGATCGCTGGCGTAAGTTCTTTTACGACTTAGATCAGCTGCGGCTTGAGAAGGGTGTGCATGTGTTTGCCATCGGCCACGTCAAGATCGGCAACTTCGCCAATCCAAGTGGTCAGGACTTCAGCCGCTATCAACCAGATATCCACAAGACATTGTGGCCGGTTGTTGAGCGATGGAGTGATGCCATCCTCTTTATGGACTTCCTTACAGTTACGTCGCAGGACGGACTGAAGGTCAAAGGCAAAGGTGGTACTGAACGCATCATCCATTGCCAGGGACAGGCAAGCTTTGTGGCGAAGAATCGCTACGGACTGCCACCCGAACTCTCGTGTGGGAAAACACCACAAGCAGCCTGGCAAAACTTTGCCACTGCTCTCGGTGCTAATTCTTAGGTCAGCGTAACAGGAGCAAAGTTATGCAATTTCAAGGTTTGTACGTCGGTGAAGTAGCCGACCAAGGCATGGAATATGCCAAAACCGGCACACCTCAGATTGTTCTGAAGTGTCGGGTTCTATCCAAAATTCAACAGGATGGAACGTATGAGCCAGTTGGTGATGCAATTGAGCGAACCATCTGGATGAGTTTGACGGAAAAGACAAAAGGCTTTGTCGCCAAAGACCTTCAGTCCATTGGCTTCGTTGGCCAACCGTCGCAGATTCAGCTTGATGGCGACAACGCAATTGACCTTCGTGGAAACGAAGTTCGCTTGTGGTGCAAGCAAGAGACTGGCATGGACGGCCAGACTCGGGAACGGTGGAGCATTTCACGACCTCGTGAAACACGTCCAGTGACTCCTGTTGCAGCTGGAGACGCATCTCGCATTGATGCAATGTTTGGTGATGCGTTTGGTAGCACAACAGAAGCACCAGTACAGCAGGCTGGAGAGCGTATTACGCCACTCAACCTGTAGGCTTCGTTGCCGTGACCTTGGTGGCGACGCAGTGGCTTTATCCTTTTTCCCTGCGTCGCCGCCTTTTCTTTTGCACTTTTAGGAATCGATATGAATTATCACGAACACGTGCTGATGCTCCTTGAAAGCATCAACAGTCGGCTTGGTTTTATGGTCGAGCAAAAAGCGGCTCGCAAAAAGCGTAGTCGCAAAACGAACAAAGAACTCTATACCGATGAGTTCAAGACGTTCTGGTCAATCTATCCTCGCAAGGATCGCAAGCTTGATGCTGCCAAGGCATACCACAAAGCTGTGAAGAATCTTGAGGATGAAATGCAAGAGTTGTTTCACGAGGTGGACACTGCTCATGAGTTGCTACATGTGCGTGCAATGCAATACGCACAGGCTTGGCCAAAAGAACGATTAGTTGATGGTGACTTTCGACAACATGCAGCGACATGGCTCAACCAGGAAACATACATGAACCCTGAAGGGTTTGCTGCAACTAATAAAACTGAGCGTCTGAATTCACGAGGACCGCAATGGGAACCGACACTCGACTGATCCTAGAGCATTTCGTTGGTCGTGATGACGTGGTGGCTGTCCAGCATCCTGGTGGAACTTTTCGCCCTGCTGTTCAGTCACCACCGACCAACGAAGAGTTTGACGACCACCATCGCACTGGCAAGTTGTGCTACGGATTCTATCCGATGCGTAAGGACAACACCGTGATGCTTGCGTGTGTGGACATCGACAACCATGAAGACAATCCAAATGAGGATTGGAAGAAGCAAGTGGAAGACCTGTACTTCTACCTCGTGAAGCAGGACTTCCATGTGTATGTCGAGCATAGTGCCAATAGTGGTGCGCACTTATGGATATTCTTCAACGAACCTGTTGAAGCGTACAAGCCTAGAGCATTCTTTCGGATCGTCAGTGACCAGCTGGAACTGCCACTCACTGAAGTCTTCCCTAAACAGGAGCGTCTGAAAGGCAAGGGATACGGCAACCTCATCCGTTACCCCTTCTTTAACAAATCCCACTTCGTAGACGTTGAAGATGACTGGGCTGAAATCCATCTCGACAAAATCGTCACCATGTCACCTGAACTGTTAGATGTGTATGCGTCCCGCCTACATACACGATTAGAGCCTGCGACTCCGGTTCAGGTGACTGGTGATCTTCCTACGTCGATTGCGACGTTCATGAAACAAAATCCAAATGACTTTTTGTCCATGCGTTGGCGTGGTGAAACATCAGACCTGCGAGACAAGTCTACATCCAGCCTTGTTATGAGCATGGCAAAGCTCGCAGTGAAACGAATGTTTCAGACACACGAAATCGAACAGATGATTCGTGTCTGGTGTTATGAGCACCAGTACGAGAAAGGTAGTCGAGATGACTGGGTAATTGGCACAGTTAAAAAAGCTTACGAGTTCGCTCAGGAAAAGCCAGTCAGCCACATCCGTGAATCCACGATGAAAGACTGCTCACTTGAATTCCTGGATCGACTTGGAACACAGAACTACATGTCCACTGGTGTGACTGCACTCGATCTTGCAGGCTTCCAGATGGCACAAGGTGAGATGTGGGTATATGGAGCTAGGCCTGGCATGGGCAAAACGGCTTTTGCTTTACAGGTGCTCAACCACAACGCTCGTAAAGGAATCAAAACGCTTTTTCTCTCGGCTGAAATGGGTGCGTATGAAATTGGTCGTCGGCACATCCAATCATGTGTCGGTGGAACCGAAGAAGAGTGGCTACGGAATAAAGATGCTGTACGTCAGCGACTGGATGAGTATTACAAAACAGCCGAACCAACTCACTTCCGCTTGGTGAACAGTATTGAAGACTGCGAGCGTGAGCTCGTCTCACATGTCAAACAATACGGTGTCACGCTGGTTTGTGTTGACTACATCCAGCTGATCAACAGCAACAAAGGTGGTCTGTATGAGCAAACAACTGATGTGTCTAAACGACTCAAAGGTCTTTGCCGGGATTACAACGTCGCTATGATCGCCCTATCTCAGCTGAGTCGAGAAGTGGAGAAGCGAGACAAACTGGAGATTCACTTATCTGACCTGGCTAACTCTGGCGGCATTGAACGTGATGCCTGCGGAATCGCTTGTGGGTATTGGTGGGCGAAATCCAATGCTGAGAACGCTCCCAAAGACGCATACGACATCTTCCTGCTTAAACGCAGAAATGGACCAGTACATCGCAACCAGACACGCATTGTGTTTGATGGACAACGACAGCAATTTAGTTCGAAGGAATGACCTATGAAATGCCAATGGTGCAAGAAGGCGACTATGCAATCATCGCCCTTCCCAAATGTGTGTGAGCTATGTCACTCACGCTACATCGAAAAGAAAAACTTTGTCAGCCCAATGAAAGTTGATGAAGAGACGAGTGAAGCGGAACTGCGAGCTTTAGCTAGTCCGTATGGTGATGAAGCTGAAGCAATCCTAAATGCTCGCATTAAACGTATGACCCAAGAGATTCAAGACTCGTGGACTCCTGAACAAGCAGCGAGTCGTCGAGTTCAAAAAAAAAGTGCACGTTGGATCTCAGTATCGTCACTCGACTCGGCAATACGGAACAGCATATAGATCAGCAGCATGAGCGTAAAGCTACCATCGCACAGTTCGGAGTAAAGAGATAATGGGTAAGCCATCAAGGGACAAAGGGAAGCGTGGAGAGCGTGAAGCAGCTGCTGAACTTAATAAGCTGTTCGACTGTGAAGCACATCGAGCACAGCAGTATTGCGGAGCGGATCATGACGCAGACATCAAATGCAACATTGATGGCTTGCACTTCGAAGTGAAACGCCAGGAGCGAATGCAGCTCTACAAGTGGATGGAGCAAGCCGAAAGCGATAAGCGTTACAGCGAAGTGCCTGTTGTGCTTACCAGACAGAACAACAAGCCATGGCTTCTGGCTATTCAGCTTGACGACCTACCAAACCTAATCGACGCAATCAATGAATACAGGAGCAGCTCATGAATGGCCAACCAACCGTCGTCTCGATAACGGGAGATCAAATCTACGTGAGCTACAAGCCACGTAGTCAGCGTGTGATGTTGTTCGGCAAAGACGATGACACAACCAGCGTTGTGTTGCACTTTGAGCAGAAGGATGCGATCCGTATACACAAGGAAATCGGTGAGTACCTGGAGACACATCATGAGTGATGTAGTTAACAAGCCTACACACTATCGCCAGTCGCCAATGGAGTGCATTGAAGCGATTGAAGGCTTGGAGCTGGATTTCCATCAAGGTCAGGTACTGAAGTATGTGTATCGACATCGCTTCAAGAATCCTGACTTGGAGAAGCAGCTCGAAGACTTACGCAAGGCTGAGTTCTATCTCAACCGGCTGATACACTTCGCTCAGGAAAGGATCTACCAAGCATGAAATGCTGGCACTGTGGAGCTGAACTGATATGGGGTGGAGATCACGACTACGAGGATAGCGACCTGTTTGACATCGTCACAAACCTAAGCTGTTCTGGCTGTAGCACTGATGTGATTGTGTACCACTCATTTGGAAAAGCCGACGACTAATTAATTTTCAACGCCCAATCGGGAGCCTCATAGCCAAACATGTTTTTCCACAATGTCGCTCTGTAGCTTTTGCCTGGACGATTATATTTCCCAACCGATGCGTCTTGCATCGCATCCCAAACACGCTCATAAAATTCTTTGTGTCGCCAAACAGCATCATCGCCTTCATCTCTATACTCTTGGCGATACTTCTCTAGCTTTGCCTCTTCCTCAATACGCTGTTGCTCAGCCCACTCTTCTGGGTTCTCTCGTCGCCACTTCTCAACAGCGGCTCGCTCAGCTTTAGCCTTCGCTTCTTCTTCTGCCCATTTAAGCTCCTGAAGCTCTTGCTGTCGCTCTTTCTCGATCGCTCGCTGCGTCTCTTCCTCCATCCGTTGTATATCACGACTGATGTAGTAGTAAGGGATTGGCATACATATCGCTAAGCCAACGATGAAGATGAGCAATTGCTTGAAGAAGCCTCGCACCCAAGTTTGCTTTGTGTCTGATGAGTTCATAACTCATTTAGCCTAGTCGAGCAGACACATGAATGCGAATACCGACAGCTTTTGCCATTGCGTAGAGATGATCCCAAGTCGGCTCTCGCTCATTGTGTATGAACCGATGCCATTGGCTTTGGCTAATGCCTTCTGTCTTAATACCGGCTTGATTCATGCTGATGCCCTTCTCTTTCCGTACTTCTTCAATCCAGGCGAGTAGTTGTTCTTTGGTTTCAATCTTCACTGATCTGCTCCTGTCGTTTCACAATCTTCCAGACAGCGGAGCGAGTCCATGCCTTGCCTGATCGATTGGTGTATCCGTCCTCATTCAACTGATTGGCGATCTTAGTCGCACCTAATCCGGTCGTCGAATACGAGCGTATCTTAGCGAGAATGTCGGTTTCCCGTAAACACGGAATCAGTTGCGTCTGGTCGTTAGGATCGAACTGGAAACCATACGGAGCAAACCTACCGATTCGCCTGCCCTGCTTGCGCAGGTAGTTCATCGATGCCTGAGTCCGTTCGGCAATGGTCTCACGTTCCCATTGGGCTATCGTGGCGAACATGTTGGCGATCATCCGTCCCGATGCTGTGGATGTGTCTATCGAGTCATACACACTAATCAACACCTTGGATTTCCGGTCGAATGTCTCCATGAGGTCACACCAGTCACGCACTGAGCGACTAAGCCGGTCGAGCTTGGTGATGACTACACCGTCAACTCCGGTCGTGCTTAGTCGTTTCAATGCCTGGCGAAGTCCTGTCCGTTCGACGGTCTTGCCAGACACACCCTCATCTAAGAATGTGTCTATCAATTTGTGGTCGTGCAAGTCGCAGTACGCTTGCATCTTCTCAACCTGGTTGGCGATCGTCTGCTGATCTCCGGTCGAGACTCTGGCGTATCCTATGAGTTTCATGTCGTCTCCGGTCGTGCTATGATTTAGATGTGTCAATTGATCCTTTCAGGCTCTACTTCGGTAGAGTTGATCGACACAGGCGAGGGCTTCGGCTCTCGTCTTTTTTTGGGTCCTGACTATCGTCTGATCTCGTATCCTGTAACATCGACACATTCACACGCCAAGCCGAATTCTGGTGAATTGCTGAAGTAAACCCAGTCGTCGCTTATGAAGTGGTCAATGTACGATTCACGCTCTAGGAACTCTTCAAAGAGTTTCCGGTCTTCTGGTTCGAGTTCGTCGGCGGTTCCGTATACCAACGCACAGAGAGCCCATGTGGGAAAAGTATATTTAGCTGTTTCGATTAATTGCATTGTGTCTGATCCTTTCAGAGATCGAGCGAGGGTCTGCCTCGTCAGTGTATGGCGAACAACTGCCACACAGACGCCCACAACGGGCGTTTCGGCTTACTCGCTGAAAATGTGGTACTTGTTGCGATACTCAACGAACGTATACCCAAACTCCCAACAATACGCAATCTTTTCCCAATCACACCAGGTCTCGAAGAATTCGCGCTCGTATCCTGACAACGGGCAACACTCCATAAACTGATCCTCGCACCATTTTCTCTTGTCTTCTTGGTGCGCTGGTATCGCTCCGCAGTAGTGCTCCTCAAAGAGTTCTTTATTCCATGTGCCGCAATTGCTCACGTAAGCTTCGACGGCTTCTTGTCCGAGTTCTTCCCAGCATTCGACACGCTCGGCGATATGGTCAAGGTCTTCGTATTCGCTCATTCTGCCGAATCCCTCAAAGTCGTGGATTGCCCATTCTTCGGCGTATGGTTCCGGGCTCCGGTCGAGCATGGCTTGAACTCGTGCTTTTAGCTCGTCGGCGTCTGCTGTCGCTTCGATCCATTCACCATGCAGGATGCCAGCGTTGTATGATGCCAAGCATGCAACATAGATTCGGCCCATGTGTGATTGTGTTTGAGTAGTCATGTGTTTGATCCTTTCAGAGATCGATTGAGGGTCTGCCTCATCAGTGAACAGCGAACCAATGCTGCTCAGACGCTCCGTAGAGCGTTTCGGCTTATTTGATCGCGCCGAGCTTCTGGAGCTCCTTGCGGAGCTCGTCGCATCTCTGGCGATACACACACTCTGTCTCGTGCCATCCTCTAGACTGCCGAAGGCTTGTAGACTCGCTCCAAAGCTTTCGGATTTTAATAAGCTCTAATTCGTACCAGTAAAGCTTGTCGGCGAGTGTTGCAATTTGTTTTTTCTTAAACATGTGTTTGATCCTTTCAGAGATCGTGTTAGGGAGTTTTAGCGTGTGGTAATAATCCACTTGTCGAAGTTGTTAGCCCAATTTTCAACTTCAAATCGGATTTCATTCGCGTGAAGGAGTGTAATTATTTCAACCATTGATTTGGTGGATTCGCAGTAAATCATTGTGTGTGATCCTTTCAGAGATCGTGTTAAATGTCGGCTTGTCTCATCAGTACCAGGAAGCCAAACCTGGTAGACGCTCCGAGGAGCGTTTCGACTATTTGCGAGTAAAGCATTTGAAATCGTCGTACAAATCCAAATCGCACAAGAATGCCTCTCGGCTTCTCTCGTACAAGTTAACGAGCATGGACTCGGCAAACTTTCGTGTTTGCTCTGGTGTCATCTCGGCGATGACATGCTCGGCTAGTTTACGTTCGATGCTTCGTGCTGCTTTTGGTGTGGTAGCCATTGTGTTTGATCCTTTCTGAGATCGTGTTAAAAACGTTTCAGCTGTCCCCACTTGGGGACCCCCAAGATATCGACGAATTAAACCGTTGTCAATAGTTTTTGTCCCCATTCGGGAATATTTTTCTTTATTCTTCTAAATACTTAATATCGATAGTTATCAATGATTAAAGCGTTGACAGTGTGCGTACAATATAAAGACACAGGACAACGAGCGAGCCAGAGTGTTAGTCGTCGGCGTGTCTGTCTCGCGCTTCCCAATTGGGGACAGAGCAAGAGCAGAGTTAACCAGGGAGAGCTTGCCATGTTCCCAACGGGACAGAGTGAAACGCTTTATATACAGTGTTTTGATGGTTTCCCTGGTGTTTTGGTGGTGTTCTTAAAATTGAACCAAATCCCCCACCCCACCACTGGAGTCCCACGTATATAGTCCCTAAGCCCCGCGCACAGAAAAATGAAAACCCAAAACCTCAAAGCCGTCCGTAACGCCGTCAACATCGTCGAGAACAAGCTTAGCGGCTACCGCACGGAGCACTTCATGGGAGCCCATCAGGCCGCACAGATGGCGTTTAGGAACGTTGTGCAGACACTGTCGGCAAATGGCTGGATTCCGCACGATGACGCAGAGGTTTTGATACAAGAACAGGAGTCACAATGGCTGAAACAGTGGAACTACACGCCGCTTGGCGATGGGACTGCCCAGAATGTGGACGTGAACAATGGGTACGAGGAATTCAGTTAGAGAACGAACATTTGTCGCAAGAGCAGCGTGACCGCTTAGCAGAAGCTGAGTGGTGGGTGTTGTATCCAGAGATGGTGCAATGCAGCGATTGCAAGAGTCCCTACTACGTACAACAAGGACAAGAAGATGCCGAAGGTTGGTAAGAAGAAATACCCATACACAAAGAAGGGAAAAGCCGCTGCGAAGCGTGCTGCTAAGAAGTCTGGCAGAAAGATGAAGCGAGGCTATTAGTGGCACAGTTCGCACGCCCTGATGCAGATGATACAGGCGGCAACTGGACGGACAAGTCTGGTGGTTCGACGCTGTACACGAGCATTGACGAGTCCAGTTCTGATGATGACACAACGTACATCAAGGTCAGTGACAACGGCAGCAATGAAGCCTGTATTGTGCGACTGAGTGATGTGTCTGCTCCTGATTCTGGGAACTCATACATCAAATACAAGGCATTAACCTCAGACAACGCCTGGACTGGCGATCCACCTGATCTGAAGCTTGAACTGCTTCAGGGAAGCTCAGTAAAGGCAACAACAACGAATTCAAGTGTAAGCACCAGTAGTTGGACTGCTTACTCATACACAATCAGCGATACCAGCGGTATTAGTGATTGGACTGACCTGAAGATGCGAATCACCATGCTTGCTGGCTCAGGCGGTGGCATGGGAGCAGGAGATGAGATGAAAGTCACACAGGTGTATTTAGAAACACCGGATGCCAGTAGCGGAGGTTCAACACCAATCGCTGCTATTGCGGGAAACGCATTCCGGCAGATGCGGGGTTAGTCCCGCCGCCACAGCCACCTTGGCCCAAGCTTAATCGAATCCCACTCATCCTCAGTGGCGAATAAATAAATGATAGCGGCAATGAAAATAACGACAACGACAAGGCAACCAAATCCGCCGACGAATACATACCCTTCTTTGAATTCACGATACCAAGGCCGTTCGTTAACTAACCAATTAAAACCCCAACACCCCAAATTTACTAACAAACTAACTACACAGAGTACACGCAATAAAAGTAGCGTATTATCATTCCGTCCATCTGGCGAAATACTATCGGGAGACAGCCAGGCAGAAGATAGCCCAATTGCGGAAACACCTGAGATTATCCAAAGACACAGAAATGCAACGCCTAACCAAGCTATTTTTGTTAACTGCCCATCTGTGGATATTGTAGGTTTTGTTGACTGCGCATCTGCAATTGCTGCCTGTTTTAATCGAGCTGAATGTTCTCGTGATCGTTGTCTAGAATTTTCCTCCATTAATTCACGCTGTTGTTCTTCCTTGTAAACAAAGCTCCTAGAGCAGCTAGGGCATTGGATGTAGTTTCCCTCAGCTGATTTTTGTGGGCTAACTATCCAGCCGTTACCGCAATGATTGCAAAACACAATACCCATAACGAACCCCTATGTTCCTAAAACAATCCACAGCATACACATTCCGCTTCGGCCCGTTTCTTGACGACACTGACGGCAAGACTGCGGAGACCGGTTTGACCATCAGTCAAGCGGACATTCGGCTCAGTAAGAACGGCGGCAACTTCGCTCAGAAGAACGAAAGCTCTGCGTCGTCCCATGATGAGATAGGTTACTACATCGTCGTACTAGATTCAACAGACACAAACACATGTGGCGAGCTGCTAGTAGCCTGCCATGAGTCTGGAGCATTGCCCGTATTCAAAACCTTCTACGTGTTGGAGGAAGCGATATATGATGCCCTGTTTGCTGCCAGTGCTAGTGCTTTCGACAGCAATGCTAGGGTCGATGTGGCTAGCATCGAAGGTAGTGACGCAACCGATCAGATAAACGCAGCGTGTGATGCAGCCATTGAAACCTACGGACTCGATCACCTTGTGTCTGCTTCGGTAGCTGGATCAGATGTGACCGACAACTCAATCATCGCACGGCTTGTCAGCAAAGAATCAACAGCCGACTGGGATGACTACGTGAACACGACTGACAGTTTGCAGGCTCTCAGAGACAGAGGTGATTCCGCTTGGACAACCGGTAGTGGTGGAGGCGGTGCTAGTGCTGCCGACATCGCTGATGCCGTCTGGGATGAGGCTGCTAGTGGTCACGCTAGTGCCGGTTCATTCGGCAAATACGTGGCTGACATCCTAACTGACACGGCTGAAATCGGTTCAGCAGGTGCAGGTTTGACGGCAGTTCCGTGGAACAGTGCATGGGACGCTGAAGTTCAGTCCGAATGCACAGACGCATTGAATGCCTACGATCCACCGACCAAAGCGGAAATGGATGCGATGTGGACAACGGCTCTGACAGAGAGCTACGCCTCTGACGGAGCAGCTGCTACGCCAGCACAACTGCTGTACATGATTTACTGCTGTGTCGGCGAGTTCGCCATCAGTAGCACCACGATCACAGGCAAGAAGCTGGACGGCAGTACGACAGCCATGACATGGACGATTGACGACGCAAGTAATCCAACTAGCAGAACTCGTGCGAGCTAATGGCAATAAAACATTTAGTCGCTCCTGGATTCACAGGAGGAATCAAATACGCAGTGACAAGAGGGTTGGCTGTAACCCAAAACGTCACACCAATCATCGCTCAGTCAAACATATTGATCGGCGACGTAGCAACAGAAGACACATACCGCAAAGGCTTAGCCCTGACAGGACTGACCTTTGTGTTGGTGGACAAGACGACAGGAGCTGCGATCACGAGCGGCTCAGTGACAACCAAGATAACTAAAGACGGTGGCACTCAAGGAACAACCTCCAACAGTGCAGCACACGAAGGCAATGGCCAATGGTCAATCAATCTGACAGCGACGGAAATGGATGCAGACATTGTCGGTCTCGCAATAACGCACACCAACGCACTGACACTGTACAAGACCCTCAAGACAAGCAGGTGAGAAAGGTCTGCACAGAGTGCAATCGCAAGGTTGAAGAAGACCTTGTTGGTGTGTCGGAACCGTGTTGGCAGGGCTGGCTTTGCGAAGGCTGTTTTGACAAATACCTCAATAACGAACTGACAGACGGTTTTGAGTTTACCGATGGCTAAAGGCACAACAACACGAACGCTCTTCATCAACCGGCTCAAACGAGAAGGCCGTGGAGCTGAATGGCGCAGACGCTACAAGGAAGCCAAGAAAGAGTGTGATGGCTGGAAGGAAGCGTCAGACAAAGTGATGGCAGAAATGGGCTTTGTGTCTGCTGCCGTCGAGCGGGAAATACACGAACGATTCTTGAAGTATGGAATGGCTGGAATTCCAGAACAGCTTGAATCGATCCAACAAGACAAAGAACAAACAGAGTTGATCGAGATACTCGGAGAGTACGACATCAACGACAGTGAGTTGCCAGCTGACATCGCCTTTGTGTTTCACAACCTACACAAGGCAGTTGGCGAGATGACGAACTGGAAGACGAAGCCGGATGATGCTCCAACACCAGGAGCGTGGAACATGCTGATATGGGCCAGTGCCAATCAGACCAAGTTCTTCGACAAGGTGTTGGGTGAACAGCTGAAGTCTGGACGCACAACAGAAGATCAAGGAATGAGAGACACACAGGAGAGCGTTGAGCAAATCGAAGCAATGCTTTCCGAACTTTTATAAGGGTGTCTCACATGAAACGTAACCGACTGTTCTACATCACTGGAACGCTTTTCCACATAGCCGCAACTACATATTTTCTGGTGCTCATTTGGAAAACGTACGTGTGGTGGCAGTGGTTACACCGGCTTCAAGACACACTTGAGGCACAGCCTAATGGAATGCTGATTTGAGTTTATACAAGCTTGTCCCCAAAGGACTGAAAGAGAATCTGGAGTTCAGACGTGACCTGCTTCAATGGGCAGACACAATCGAACGACAGCGAACTCTCTGGACTGCTTGTAAGCACGATGTCCTGTTTTTCATCAACACATTCTGCTGGCTTTACGAGCCACGTGGAAGTCGATTGGTAGGGACGACGAGCAATGTGATTCCGTTTAGAACCTACAAGTTCCAAGACAGAGCATTCCTCGAAATGGATGAAGTGTTAGGTCAGCACGACATTGGTGTAGAGAAGTCGAGAGACTTGGGAGCGACATGGATGTTCCTGACTCTCTTCTTTCATCACTGGATGTTTCACGACTTCAGTAGCTTCGGGATTATGTCTCGTACTGCTGATCTCGTAGACAAGCCAGGAAAGAAAGACACATTGATGTGGAAGCTAGACTTCCTGCTCAATGGAGATGGTGGTCGTGGTGGATTACCTGCCTGGATGAAACCGTCCAAGACATACCGCTCAATGATGCTGATGGAAAACCGAGACAACGGTTCGACGTTTGAAGGAGCATCGACAACGGAAGACGCTTTCCGTGGTGGACGTAAGAAAGCCATTGCTATCGACGAATATGCAGCGTTCCCAACTGGTGACGACTACAAAGCGTTGGCAGCGACACAGCATGCGACTGACTGTCGTGTGTTTGTGTCTACTCCGAAAGGAGCAAGCGGTGCTTACTACGATGTAATGCACACGCCCTCGAACATCAAGAAGATCATCCTTAACTGGACTGAACATCCTGATCGTGGCGTTGGCTTATACACAAGCAAGGACGGTGTGCTTGAAATCCTCGACAAGGAATACAAGTTCCCGGAAGGCTACAAGTTTGTGCTTGATGGCAAGGTTCGAGCACCGTATTACGACCAAGAATGCCAGCGTCCAGGAGCGACACCACAGTCAATCGCACAGGAACTAGACCGTGACTACGGCGGTTCTGAGTATCAAATCTTCGGCAAAGACTTGTACGAACAAGGTAAGTCAGGACTGCTTCGCCCTTACGAGCAAGGAATCCTGTTCTATGAAGAAGAAGACCTTACTCCCGAGTTTAATGAGACTGCGGACGGTCCGTTTAAGGTTTGGTGTCACCGTGATAGTAGCGGTGTACCTGTAAAAAGTGGACAGTACGTGATCGGCTGTGACATCTCTGCCGGACTAGGTGGAGACTACACAAGTAACTCTGTATTAGTTGCTGTAGACACAGTAACCGGACAGCAGGTTGCAGAGTTTGCAACCAACACACTCAGACCTGAAGCGTTTGCTGACCTCACGATTGCAACAGCAAAGTGGTTTAACAACGCTTACCTGATCTGGGAAATGAATGGTCCTCCTGGTGGAGCATACACAAAGCAAGTTCTCGAACGTAACTACGGCAACATTTACTACCGTGAGATCGAGAACAAAAGTTATCGCAAGAAGACACGCAATCCAGGCTGGTTCAGTACGGACAAGAACAAACTTGCTGTACTAAGCCAGATGTCAGCCGCTATTCAGAACGGTGAATACTGCATCCGCAGTGAGAAGCTACTGAATGAATGTCGGCAGTACGTCTACAAGCAGGGGAAAGTCGTACATAGCCGTTCTGTGAAAACTCAGGACGACTCAGCCAAAGGTCAGGCACATGGTGACCGAGTGATTGCAGCAGCAATTGCATGGCATGCGACGAAGGACAGACCAGCACGCAAACCAGTTGAACGAGATGCGTTTGAAGAAGACTTGCCATACGGCTGCATGGCATGGCGACTCAAAGAGCACGAAGACCGTTTAGCGTTACAGAACAACGATGGTTGGTGATTAAACCTTTTGCCAGTTGGTCGATTTGCACATGGGGCATTTGTACTGGGATTCGCGACTTAAGTTGTTCGAATCTCGGACTAAAGTTTTATCGATTCGGACTCGGTGTTTCACATGTAATTCATAAGCAAAGAATTCCTGATATGACATACCGTCACCCCAATTACCAGTCCATTTGCACTGTGGACAAACGATCTTGCCTATCGCCTGTTTTCGCTGTTCATATTCACGCTGAAATCTTTGATGCACGGCATCTGCACCTGAAGATGCATCTGACAGCAAGCACAACAGACTGTAGATGCCAAGAGACCCGATGATACCCGCTACTGCAATCCAAAAGAACGACACCTGCAACTCTCCAAAAACACATGAATCCTAATAAGGAATTAGACCGCACTCGCCTGCTGAAAGCAATTCAGCATTCGACCAAAGCACTAAAGCCTTTTCGTGAAGTGCGTAAGGCAATGGTGCGTGACTTCGTTGGTTCGTACTACGGAATGACCGATGAGCTTAATCGCCGTGAGGTCATTATGAACCTGATGTACCAAACGGCTGAGACGTACACCATGAGCTTGGCTGCGAATCGACCAAGGGTTTTAGTCACCGCTCGTCATCCAGACATCGAATGGTTTGCACACACATTCCAACTGAGCCTAAACAATCTCATTAAAGAGATACGCCTTGAGAACATCTTGCGGAAGGCGGTGATGGACTCTTTCTTTGCCATTGGCATTGTAAAGGTCTACACCGCTGACGCAGGACTCGTACAGCTTGAAGGGGAAGACGAATGGGTTGATCCAGGCAAACCGTTTGCTGAGAACATTAGCCTTGATGACTTTGTGTATGACACAACAGCGAGTGAGTGGCGAAAGAGTTCGTTCTGCTTAAACAAATTCCGCATCAGTCGTGAGAAGGTCATGAACGACTCTGCTTACGACCGCAAAGTCATTGAGCAGTTAAAGCCAGCAACACAGTATCCGAACTACAGCAACCACGATGGCGAAGTTCCAGTTCGTGAAATGCTAACTGCTGAAACCACAGAACCAGGCATTGATCCAATGCTTGACCTGATGGACATCTGGCTTCCGAAGGACAACCTGATCGTCACGATGCCGGTTGGAAAAGACACAAAGCCAGTACGCATCGTTGAATGGGAAGGACCTGAAAACGGACCTTTCCACACGCTGAGCCTGACGTGTGAAGTTCCAGACAACATCATGCCGGTTTCGCCAGCGATGAACCTCAAGCCACTAAGCGATTTGGTAAACGGCTTGTTGAGAAAACAGAAACGACAGGCTCAAAGACAGAAAGACATTCCGTTCTATCAGGCTGGCCATCAGGACGATGCTCGCCGGATTGAACGTGCCAGTGACGGTGAATGGACGAGAGTAGACAACCCTGACAGCGTGAACGTGATGAAGATGGGCGGTGTTGATCCGCAGAATCAAGCGTTCTCCCACAGCATGAGAGACACATTCGATCGGATGGCTGGGAACTTGCAGATGATGGCAGGTCTTGGTCCACAAGCGGATACGCTAGGCCAAGACAAGCTCATCCATGGTGCTGTGTCTAAGCGAGAAGCGAACATGCAGTACCGTGTCGTCGATTTTACCGCACGTATCTGCAAGGATCTCGGCCAACTGCTTTGGCAGGACGAGATGCTTGAGATACCGAACGAGTTTGAAGCTGCTGGTCAAACCATTCGTGCAGATTGGGACCCTGAAGTGCGTGAAGGCAACTTCTGGGATTACAACTTCGAAGTCGAGCCATTCAGCATGATGTACAAGTCTCCGAGCGAACGAGTTCAGGGACTGACAAACTTCGTGACTCAGATCGCTATGCCGATGGAGCAAGTGCTTGCTCAGGCTGGTGGAGCAGTAGACATGCAGGAGCTGACCGAAGTCTACGCAGACCTGATGGACATGCCACGACTGAAATCGATTGTGAAGTTCGATCAGCCAGGCAATGAACGTCCAGGCCCAACTCCAGAACAACCGGCTCAAGCGAGTCACACAGTTCGTGAGTCAGTACGTAAGAGCGTTCCAACCGGAGGCACAGACAAAGCCAGAAGCAACGTGATGCAGCAACTTCTTCAGGGAGGTCAGCCTAACTCACAGCAGATGGGAATGATGGGACGGGAGAAGGCTGGTTAATCACCAAGATTTTCGGCGATTATGTGGGCAGCCGTTTTGAGATCAGCTTTTGCGTCCTCTATTAATTCATCATCGCTGACTTCATCAACAGAAGAAGCAATTTTGTTTTTGAGGAAAAGTCGCAAGTGCATCAATAGCCCACCAACGGGAGCCATGACAAGCATAAACAATGGAATAGATAAAAGCGTCTCCAAGCGACTTGAGGCTGGCTCTGAAAACACAAGCAGAACTGCCATAACCAATCCCGCACCCGCACCACCGATGTAGCAAAGTAGAACCTGTCGTTTGTAAGAAATCATTACTTATCCCTCAATTCGAAATCATACGCACTCATCCTAATGAAGAAATATTATTACCGCAACAAAGACGGCGAGCTCGCATGGCACGACCAACCAGCACCTGAGTTCGGCAAAGAGAACGTCAAGAAAGCTGACAGACGACTAGGCACAAATGCTTGGTCAACCGGCTTAGTCAGCGACGCAGCTGGAGTACACCCGAACCAAGTCAAAGAGTTTCGGGAAGACGCACAGAAACAAGGATTTACAGGAGTTTCGTTTACGGACAGCGGTGATTGTGTTTTTCACTCACGCCGTGAACGCGCACGCTATTTGAAGCACCGTGGTCTGTTTGACCGCAACGGTGGTTATGGAGACTGAGATGCCAGAAGAAGTAAACGAAGAAGTACAGGAAGAAGAAATCACTCTTACTGAAGATGATTTAGCGGTCATCGATGAGGTTGAAGCAACCGACGAAGAGCCGCAGGAAATAGAACAATCAGACTCTGTTGAATCAGAGCCTGAACCAGTTGTCGATGATGAACCTTCCATCGATGACGATGTGTCTGGTCAGACGTTTAATCCTGACTTGGTGGCACGAGCACAGCAGTACGGACTCGATCCGAACGGCTTTGCAAACGAAGAGCAGTTGAACTATGTAGTTGACCAATTCAACCAAGGTAATGACCAACTCTACCAATGGCAGAACTGGTATCAAAACCAACTACAGACACAACAGCCTCAGACGGCTGAGCAATACAGAACTCAGCAACCTCAATTCCGTGTGGACTTGAGTGACGACTACGACGAGGGATTACGAACAGCGATAGATCAAATGGCTGCACAAATGCAGTCGTACTACGATCAGCAGCTTGATGTCGTCGCTCGCAGTATTCTCGATCAGCAGGATCGAATTGCCTATCAACAACAGTATGTGTCTCAGGCTGAAGCTTATCAGCAACAGCAGAACGCAGCTAGCGAGTTAGACCAATTCAACAATGCTGTATCTCGTTTAGATAACCAAGCACTCTTTGGTGATGCGTCTTATCAGGAACTTGAGCCTGGTAGCCAGCAAGCACAGAACATGGAACGCCTGTTTGATCAGGTCAACGTGTTAGCTGCCGGTTATGAAGCTCAGGGATTTCTCGTTCCTCAACAGGACGAGCTTGTGAAACAGGCATATCACACTGTGTTTGGTGAACAAATTAGTAACCAACACCGACAACGATTTAATGACCGAGCACGCCGCAACTCTCGCCGTAGACTTGGTTCAGGTGCAACGACAGCAGCTCAGCCCGAGCTTGCGGATGATGTAGATGAACTGGTTAACAGTGAAGTGCTAAAAGAGTTTTACGACTCTGCGATTTCGGACAACGGATCATAGTCGGTCTGAATATAGGAGGGCAATTCAATGCCTTTGCTTCCAGACCAGCTCGGTGATTTCGTTACCCTGACTCTCAACAACTTCAAGAAGAAGAGTTGGGTTGACTTGTCACTGGACAAACAACAACACATTTTCGCTCAGAAATTCCTGAGTGGAAAGACTCGTACACCGTATTCTGGCGGTGGACAACTTGAGTGGAAGGTTCAAACAACCAACACCGGAACAGCGAAGTTCTCTGAGCTGTACAGTGTTGACGCTACATCGGTCAAAGACCTGATGACAACGGCGAAGCAACCTTTTACCAAAGCAACTGTCAACTTCAGTTATGACGTTGATGAAGATGCTTTTCAGAGTGACCGTGAGACTATCATTCGTGAGATTGATATTCGACGACACTCTGCTTACAACGATTACTTTGAACTGATGGAAGAGGCTCTGTGGTCTGCACCTAGCAGCTCAACAGAAAGCCCACGAAGTCCATCTGGCATCCCATTCTGGGTTCAGAAGTCAGCATCGACTCCTGGCGGTGGATTCACTGGTGGCGATCCTAGCGGATTTTCCAACGGTGCAGCAGGCATCAAAGTGTCTGATGTAAGCAATTGGAAGAACTGGTCATTCAATTATAAGAGTGCCGGTTCTCGTGATGACCTCGTATCCAAGATACGTAAGGCCATTGCTCACTGTTACTTCCAAGCTCCTAAGCAGTTCTCTGAATTAGCTGGTGGCAAGGCTGAAAGTGACCATATGTTCTACACAACTTACAGCGTAATTGCTGATTTAGAGAAGCTCATGGAAAGTCGAAATGACAACCTTGGGACTGACCTGATGAAGTACGCTGGCTCAGTTGTGATTAAAGGTAATCCAGTTATTTGGGTTCCTTACTTAGACCAGAACGACTCCAGCAACCCTATCTATGGAATTAACCATAAAGTGCTTCAGTGGCACTACAAGAAGGGTCGTGACATGTTGTGGCATCCACCACAGAAAGCTGCACGTCAGCATACTGTGCGGGAAGTCCACTGTGACAGTTGGGGTAACTTCATCTGCCTGAACCGCCGACGACTCTTCGTTGGCTACGTGGCCTAATTAGGAAAGGAGTTTGAATAATGGGTGACCTTTATCTCAAACCGCAACGAGGGTCAGATGCCGTTCTGCGTGGTCTGTCCCCTAACATCTGGAGTCAGTCTCCACTCACGCAACTCAGCGTTGGTGGCTTAGACGAAGGCTTTGGATTTATCGACGACTTCTTGGCATTTGACGATGCCTCGACTCGTTGGCTTTTAACTCAGGCAACAACCGGTACCGCCGCTTGTGACGTTGCTGCTAAGGGTGGTGTGTTGCTGCTGGATTCTGCCAGCTCAACCAACAACCAAGGTGCACAACTTCAAATGGGTGGTGCAGCCGCTGCTTCCAGCTTCATCCCGAACGCTAATGCGAAAATCTATTACGAAGCTCGCATTAAGTTGGCCGATATCGGCTCAACGACTGTTCAGGCTTTTGCTGGCTTGTCTGAGATTGACTCAACGCTGTTTGCTTCAGCAGCAAACTCTTCTGCCAACCACGTTGGATACGAAGCTATCAATACGACAGCTTTGGCAATCCATAGTGAGAAGGCTGGAAGCCGTAGTTCTACCAGCGGAGTTCACACTCTCGTTGATGACACCTACGTGAAAGTTGGGTTTGTCATTGATGGTCTGACCAAGATCACACCGTACGTCAACGGTGTGGCTAAGGACACCATCACCACGAACATTCCAATCGTGGAAATGACACCTAGCTTTGTTTGCCATAGTTCTGGAACGACTGATCCAATCATGCACATTGATTGGGTTGCTTGTTTCCAGGCTGAGCAAGTAGCTAACTAAGTCTCCTGTGCGTCAGCTCTGGCGTGGTGGCTTCGGCTGCTGCGTCAGGGCTACTCGCTCATTGGTCTAGATTAAACAACACAACTAAACCTCCCAAGATTGCGGATACAAAAACTGCACATATGACAAAAAGAATGTCTTTTAGTGTTTTGTTACCCTGTTGCACTTCGATGTAAAGCTCACGAAGTAACTGCTTGTCTGACATCTTGCTCGGTTTGCTCGGTGTTTGCTTGATAGCCTGTGCAGTGTTCGTCGGGTTTAACTGTATACCCGTGGCCTTAATCTCACGACTATCCGATTGCTCAATATGTTTTTTTAATCGGGTGTAAGAACGAAAGTCATAAGCCTCACGCAAGCTGAGCGACTTACCACAAGATTGACAAAATAGTTTCACATCAGCCGGAACGTAGCCAATCTCAATCGATGAACGGCAGTGCGGACAATTGCCGCTAATCATTTCCATTTTCCTTCCCCCCAACAACTAAATGAGTTTCATACGCAACCAAGCCGTCACCGGATTCACCTTCGGCCTAGTCAATAAATCCACTGGTGCTGCCCTTACAGGCGTAGCCAGTGCCATAGGAAAATATGTTACCAAAGACGGTGGCACACAGGCCAGCATTTCAGGCTCTGTCGCCGAAGAAGGCAACGGCCAATACAGCGTTAACCTAACCGCTGCGGAAATGAACGCATCGGTAGTTGGCTTGCTGTTTACACACAGTGATGCCATACCTGTTCAGTTCACTATCAAGACGCTCGGAAGTCCGGCAGACACATCCACTGAATCAAGCCTCAGTCTCACGTATGCAGACATTCGCAAGGAGATTGGCTGGTTTCTGTTTGGTGAACGCACAAGTTCAAACTGGTCAAGTGACGAAGGCTCACAGATCGACGACATCGTGAAGTCAGGCCTTCGCAACTTCTACCACCCTGCTCCGACTCAGAACGCACCAACAGGTTACAAGTGGAGCTTCCTCGAACCAACAACAACTTTATCAACCGTCGCCAATACATCTGATTACACACTCAGTGCAGACTTTGGCGGCTTGATAGGCCAGATGACTTACTCATCCGATGACAGTCGCTGGTTCCCAATCGAAATAACTGGTGAGCATCGGATAAGAGTGTTGCGACAGCGAGATTATAGCGATCTTGCCAGTGACCCGAAGCTTGCCGCTATTCGTCCGATCAGCTCTGACGGATCAAACGGACAGCGATTCCAGCTGATGCTTTATCCCAAACCAGATAAGGCTTACACGCTTAGCTATCGCTACCACGCACTGCCTGGAAAGATTGACGCAAGCTATCCGTATCCCAAAGGCGGTGCTGCTCACGCTGAGACAATCCTTGAGTCGTGTCTGGCTGTCGCCGAAGCACGGATGGACAACAACGCAGGTATTCATGCAGCTGCATTTCAAAACAGACTCAATGCCTCAATCGCCTACGACAAGCTCATGCACACTCCTGAACGCATGGGATACAACGGCGATGGCAGTGATCTGGACGCATGGAACGAACAACAAAACAGATACATGAACGGAGACGTTGTGAAGTACAACGGCTCATTCTTTACAGATACGAACCCATAGGTGAACTATGCACTGCACACCACAAAACGATGTGTTGCCCAGCATCACAGTAAGTGATGACAAGGACAACTCAGATGCGATTGTGTTCTCTGGATTTACGAAGGGAGTTGTCTTAGTTCCCAGCGGTTCATCCATCACATCGCTGACGTATTGGATTTCCAGTACAGAAGACGGCACATACACACAGCTCTACAACGCTGGTAGTGCCATCTCAACAACCGTCGCTGCAAACCGAGTATTCGCACTGGACAGTGCAATCGAAGGTGCAGCTTTCCTCAAGCTGCAAGGCGATGCCGCCGGAACAGTAGACCTACATTTAATCTCTTCCTAGAAGGAACCCTTTGATGAGTGGACATAACATTCTTCAACAACTGGCTCGTGAGCCGGAAATGAACATCGTCGATCCAGGCAATGGTGGCACGATTCCCGTAGACCGAACACTCGGTATTTGCAACTTAGTTAGTGCTGACTCTGAAACCAGAATAATTGCTTCACCAGAACGAGCTGGGATCATTCTCGCCCTGTGTTGTAAAACACACGGTGGCAACATTGCAGTGACTGGTGCAGGTAGTGAAATTCTCAATTCAGGAAACGGTTCCGAAACAACTGCAACTTTGAATGCTGCTGGCGACTTGGTAGTGCTGATGTCGATTGAAAAAGGCTCAGACATTATCTGGTCACCGGTTGGTAATAGCGGAGTGACAATGTCCTAATGGCGAGACTCCTGACACGGTTTGATTTGCCGTGGCCAGTCAAAGGACTCGTCGAATCAACCGGCTATGAAACACAGCCTAAAGGAACGACCGTCGATTGTCAGAATGTTCGTGCTTATGATCCAGGCACTGGCCGCTCTCGTGGTGGGCAAAGAGCTGGATTAACAAAGTACGTTAACGCTCGAACAGCTGACGGTAAGGTTCAGGACATTGGTCAGGTAGTAGCTCGTGACACACCAAGTAGCCAATCAGAGGTTGGTGCTAGAACTGTTACGACCTACGCCGTGACCAATGGAACAGTGGCAAAGGTTACAAGCTCGGCATTCACGACTGCTACGGGTGGCAGTAGTGCATTGTCTTCGAGTGTGCCTGCTATCTATTCAGCTGAACTGTTCGGTGTGGTTTACTTCGCTGATGGAGCTTCCACAAAACAGTGGACAGCTTCAACAAACACAGTCGCCACATGGTCGGCTTCCTCTGGCTCTCTGCCGGTTGACAGTGGTAATGAACCTCGTCTGATTGAGACGTGGCGTGGTCGTATTGTTTGCAGTGGTGTTAGCACTGATCCACACAACTGGTATATGTCAGCTGTTGGTGATGCTCGCAATTGGAACTACAGTCCTTCTACGCCAACCGCTACGATGGCTGTCGCTGGAAACAATGCTGATGCTGGCAAAAGCCCAGACATCGTCAATGCAATGTGTCCGTATAACGACGACATCCTGCTGTTCTTCGGTGACCACAGCATCTACCAGATGACTGGTGATCCAGCTGAAGGTGGTCGTCTCGACCTTATCTCAGACACAATCGGTGCTCCATTCGGCAGACCTTACTGCAAGAGTCCTGAAGGAATTGTTTACTTCTTCGGTTCAACAGGCGGTGTCTATCAGATGCAGCCTGGTTCTCCTCCGCAGAACATTACCGAGAACGCTATTCAGGAACGGATGAACTCCTACAACGCCAACACTACGTTGGTCCGTATGGTGTGGTCTGACCGTGAGCGTGGTTTCTACGTGTTTCTGACACCGCTCGGTGGTGGAGCAACAACCAACTATTACTACGACGTTCGTAATCAGAGTTGGTGGCCAGATAAGTTCGGTAACAACTCACACAATCCTGTGTCTGTTCACACTTTCGATGGTGACGCCGCTGCCGACAGGACTGTGTTGATGGGTGGTCAGGACGGATACGTTCGCCGCTTTGACTATGACACACCAAGCAAGACGGATGATTCAACAGCAATTGATTCATACATCAAGCTTGGACCAATCAATTTGAAGAACCGCCCGAAACTCATGCTCACTGAGATTAAGGCTGCACTAGGTACAGGATCGAACGATGTTGAACTCAATGTTTACACCGGAGAAACAGCAGAAGCTGCTGCTGCTTCTAGCACTTCTCAGCTGGCTGCTACTGTGTCTGCTGGTCGCAATAAAAGCGAAAGACGAAGAGCGACTGGTCATGACATGTTTATCAAACTTCAAAACAACACAGACAGCCAGTCATGGAGTTATGAATTCCTCGGTGTGGAACTTAACAGCTTCGACGGCCCAATAGCGAGGCAATGGTAATGGGGTTAATTGGTGGATTGAATCGAGGACCGAAGTTTCCTCCAAGAGCTAGAAGAGCTAATGCTCGACTGGCTCTAACTGATGCTGAGCAAATCACGGTCAACGGAGCGATAGCGATTCCAGTTGTGACCAGTGATTACACCGATTCAACAGATTTAAGCAGCGATCCTGCTGACGGTGAAATTGTACTGCTTTATGGCGGTGGCGGTTCAACCGTCAAACTTTGTGTTGCCTACGGCGGCAACTGGTACTCCGAGATATTAGACCAATTGAGCTAGTTATGAGCAGAGTAATCATGCTCCGTCCAAACGGAAGCAATCAAAGACCTTCAGCTGGAGGCCAAGCACCTCAAGCACCTCAAGCACCTATGGGTGGAGGTGGTTTCGGAATGCCTCAACAGCCTATGCCGCTAAATCCGGCAGGAGGCATGATTAGTCCTGTCTCGCCAGGAATGCCAGGCACACAAGGCAGCGGCAGTATGGATACCGGTGGACTCGACGCTAATCCAGGCGGTGGATTCGGAATGCCAGCACCTGCACCATTACCGCCTGTGACAAACAACACCTACAACACGTCACGAACCTACAACACATCAAACCGCACTAACAACATGTTTGACCAGCGTAAAAGCACGACGAACATCGACAACTCGATGACCCAGCAAGGTCAGCGAATGCAACGCAAAACAAAAGCACAGTTGAATCCTTTCCAAACCATCTCACCAGAAATGGATCAGAAGATGATCGGCGATCCTTCTAATCCTTTGGCTCAACTACGAATTATGCGAGGCCGCTAATGGCTACCGGACCGAATCAAAAGAATCCGTCAAAGAAAGACAAGCGTAAAGACAAGTCTGGCGAAGAAAAGACACCATTCGCTCAGTCTTTGATTGAACGTGTGATGAACCTGTTTGAGAATGCTCGTCAGGCAGGTAATGCTGCAAATCAAGCTCGTTACGAAAAGATACTTCGTGGTTACGACCAATTAACCAACGAGCAGAAAGCCGATCTCGACCAGCTGAATACTAAGCACAGCGATCTGATTGAGAACATGGCTGACATGTCTGGCGATGTTGTTAGCAACATGAAAGGCGTTGCTGATGGCACAATCAAAGACGTTCTTACAGGCGGTGAGCAAAGAGTCGGTGATGTGTCTGATCGATACAGAGCCGACGAATCCCGCCTTGGTCAACTCGCTCAACAAGCTGAAGGACGTGTTGGCGAATTAGGTGATGCTGCCAGACAGCGTGCTGAGGGACGTGGAGCACAGGTCGCTGGTCAGCTTGGTGAGATGGGCCAAGCTGCTCGTGAAGGTGTAACAGGCCGAGGTGAACAAAGTCTTCAGGACTTACTGGCTAAGTACCAAGGCGCAACTGACCAGACTGCACAAACAAACCGTGAAGGCCGAGCTCAGATTCAACAGGGCTATCAGGGACTTGGGCAAGCTGACGCTGCAAGGCGAGCTACTGCCAGAGGTGAAGTCGGTGCTGACTTTGCTGGTCAAGAAGCTGCTGCTGGTAGACGCTTTGATCAGGCTCGCCAAGACATCGGCCAAGACACCGCTGCTGGTGTGTCTGAAACAGGACAGCGATTCGCCAGTGGTCGTGAGGATGTGCGTGGAGAGTTTGGACGAGCCAGACAAACCGCACAAGACATCTCCGCTGGTGCTGAACAGCGTGCTGGTCAACTCGGACAACAGACTCTCCAAGACTTGTCAGCCAGAGCCGAGGGCCGATTAGGTCAGCTCGGACAAGGTTATTCAGAGCTCGGACAACAAGCTACTGGTCGTGCCGCCGCTACCGGACAAGATATCGGTGGACGCTTTGATGCCCTTCGTGGTGAGACCGCTCAGGGAATACGTGGAGCAATTGATGAAACAGGCGAAGCCTTTGGTGCTGGACGTGCTGATGTAACTGGTGGTTTCCAAGGAGCACAAGCTGAACGTGCTGGACGCTATGATGCCAGAACTCAGCAAGGCCTGAATATGTACGATCAGATGGGTCAGGCATCCATTGATCGCATCAACCGGCAGTTTGACGAACAAATTGAGCGAACCGTTGGCCAAATGGAACAAAACCTTGTTTCACGTGGTTTAGACAACACAACGATTCGTGGCCAAATAGACAGAGCTAGATCAGACATTGAACGCAATCGCCAGGAAGCCATTGGCCAAGTTGAGTCTCAAGTACGTCAGCAGAAAGCTGGAGCATTTGAGCGATTCACTTCTCAAGGCATGTCAGCTCAAGACGCAATGCAGGCAGCAGGATTATCAGCTGGTGCTCAGATGACCAGTCAGCAACTCGCTGCACAGCAACAACTGCGTGGAGCTGGTGTGCAGTCTGACATCGGATTAGGTCAGGCTGGAATCGGAGCAAGAGAACGAGCTGCTGGACGAGGCGAACAAGCCGGACTTCAAACAGGACTCGCTGGTCTAGCACAGCAGGCTCAAGGACAACAAGCGATCTCAGCAGCTGAACAGGCTGTTGGACGACAAGCACTAGCCGGACAACTTGGTGCAGTTCAACAAGGCACTCAAGCACAAATGGGTCTTTTAGGCCAAGGTGCTGGAGCAGCCGCTGGAATGACTGGACAAGGATTGGCAGCTCAACAGCAAATGGCTGCTCAGGGATTAGGAGCACAATCGAATCTTGCAGGTGCAAGAGCTAGTGCTCAACAGCAGGCTGGAATGGCAGGCGTTGGTGCAACAACACAAATGCGTGGCCAAGAGCTTGGTGCTGCAACCGGACTCGGACAAGCAGGACTCGCTGCTCAAGAACGTGGTCAAACAGCACTCGAAGGTCAGACACAACAAAGCCGACTTGCTGGATTATCAGCACTTGCTGCCGGACAACAGCAACAACGAGGCGTAGATGCTTCGATGGCTGGACAACAATTCGGAGCTCAGGCTGGTGCATTAGCCGCAGGCCAACAGCAACAGGCTGCACTAGAGGGACAGGCACTTGGTGCTAGAGCTGGCATGATCGGTCAGGGCTTTGGTCAGCAGGCTGGCATGATTGGTCAGGGAGCTGGAGCATTCCAGCAAGGTCAGTCACAGCTCACAGGTCTTCAGGGACAGCTCGCTGGACAAGGTATGGCTGCTCAGTTCGGACAGCAAGCACAAGGCTTCGGTACGCAAGCACAGCTTGGACAGGGTGCTGTGTCTGCTCTTGAACGTGGTCAGCAGCGTGGCGACCTAACTAAACAGAACACACTTGACTTCATGGAACGCAAAACTGAAGACGTTCCATCACTCGATCAGTACGCTGGTCTTGCACTCGCTGCTGGACAGAGCGGTATGGGAGTCGGCGGTGGAGGACTACCTGTAGGTGGTGCAAATAACCAGCAGCAACAGAACCAAGGGTTCAATCCATGGGCAATGGAGCAGATTGCTGCACAGCAAAAGTTCATGCGAGACCAAATGGTTAAGCAGCGTGAACAAGAAAGAGCCGACAGAGTAAAAGCTAACGAAGAACGTCGTGCCGAACGTACTGCCGCCAAGAAGGAGCTAAACGAAAGATTGGCAGAGGAACGTAAGGTTGCTGAAGAGAACCGCGCAAAGCTCGAAGCGACATGGGATAAAGCAAACGAGGAACGCATAAAACAGCAGGAGAAGTTCGAAAAGAAACACGCTAAGCAGGTGGCAAAGTACGAGCAGGCTATGGCTGAGGGTCGTGACCGTGACGCAGAAAAGCACCAACAAACAATCAGCACTCTCGAAGCCAACTGGAATCAAACGAACAATGCGTTTGCTAATGCAATGCAAGGACTTGTTGATGCACAGCAGAACACACCGCCTGGTCAACCTATTGATTTAGACATCACTGTTAACGGCGAACTAGTAGATGCACAAACAGGTACGCAGCCTATTGACCCAAATAGACCGACAGGTGGGTCCGCCACTCAAGGCCCAGGCAATACAAGCACGCAAGGTGGAGGCGACCCCACCAGCCCTGGAGAACTCGATCCTAATTCTGGTGGTGGTCAGCAAAGCGTTGACCCGTTACCTCCACGCAAAAACCCGCCAAGTCCTACTCAACCACCAACACTTCCACCTGTGGGTACGCCTCCTGTAATTCAACCTCCAATACAACCACCGGTTCCTGGGAACCCGCCATTGCCTAACCCTAATGAACCGCCTGTCATAAGTCAGCCACCCACAATTCCACCACCGAATATTCCGACAACACCATCACCTCCACCAAATTGGCCACCTCAACCGCCACAGCCAGGCGGTCCGGTTGTCGGTCCAGGTGGTGGGCCGGTAAGAAACCCAACAATACCAAGACCGCCAGTGGATCGAGGGCCAATGCCTAGCGACCCAAGCATGGATCAGGAACTCATGCTTGCTGACAATGTGTCCATGCGCGATGTGGATAACAACACTCAGAACTACCAAGACTTCATGGCTAGCCAACTGCTAGGTGGAATGACGCAGGGCGATTTGACAGCTGACATGCCACCGATGCAGCGACGGAATCCTATGGAGCGACCGCCAATAGATGGTGGCCCAATGCAAATACCCAAACCTCCGATGGGTCCGATGGGAGGGCCGTTTGATGGACCATACGATCCTAATGCTCCAAACACACCGCCTGCTCAAATGCCTCGCCCACCACAGCGTAATCCACTAGATACGGATGTCGAGTACGAGCAACCAGACCCAACACAGATTCCACTGCCTGACCAGCGTGGCCCTGCAAACGATCCGTTTAATCGAGACACACGTGGGCAGGATGGCCAGTTTCCACTCGGCCTAAATCAACAGCTTGATAACAGCATGGAAGGCATGAACACTCAAGGCTTTGGTCTTAGAGGTGGTGCTGGAAGCGGTCCAACCGCACAAGGTTCGGCTGCGTATCAGCCACAACGTATGCCGCAAACTGGTAACACTGGACAGCCATTAGGCGGTTTCGGTGACGCATTCAATCGTCGCCGTGAGCAAGGCGGCGGTGGATTCCCCGTTCCTCCACCAGACGTGAGCTTAGCAGCACCTCAAGGTGGAGGTCAGCAAGGCGGTGTTAACCGAGATGCGTGGATGGCCGATTACCAAGATGCTGCTGCTAGTCAGGGTTTGAATCAGGATGATATGCGTCAATTCCAAACTTGGGCAAGAACCCAAGGCGGTATGGCTGGCTCTCAGGATAGGTCGTCTTTGTTCCAGCAAATGCAACGATTCAAAATGGAACGAGGTGACGAAAATCAAGGCTACGCAGATCAAGAGACACAGGAACGTCTGAGGAGTGCTCCAAGGTGGAATGCACAGCAACCTCAAGCATCTCGTATGCAGCAAGGTCCAGAAGCAACGCCTGAACAACCCACGTTCGGGCAAGAGGGCTACGGCGACATGATTCGCCAGCGGCGTGCTGAGCAAGGCGGTCCAAAGACACTTGAAGACTTGCGTAATCAAGCTCAGGGTATGCCAGACAGATCAGCCCTGCAAAGGCAATTTGATTCTGAAAGAAAGAAGTATAACCTGATGGCTTATGGGGAGGGTGGCAGTCCTACTAAGCAGGGACGCAACTTCCGACAATTTTCACCTGAAGCTTTGGCTGAGCAAAAATCCTTAATGGATAACGCTCAGCAGAAGCTGCAGGCCTTATCGGGGCAACCTACACCTCAAGCTCAGGGCCGTGGGCAAATCGACGGGATCGCATACGGCAAAAGCGGTGCACCGCAGATGACTCCCGACGAGGTCCGTCAGCGACAAATTCAGCCTTCTAGGATGAGACAGTTCAAGTCCAACCCTCAAGGTCAGTGGATAGATTCTCGTGGCAATAGAAGCTCTGAGGTAATACCTCAGCCTGCTTCTCCTAAAGCTCCTATCAGCAAGATGGACCGAGTGAAGCAGATGGAACAGAACGCTGTGAAAAGAGCAGCCCAAAGAGGTGGATTCCAGTATAACCCGAACGCTGGAAGAATTACTGGCTATAGGAATCCAACTACTAACATGAGCAGGGCGCAGCGTTCTAGTTTTAGAAACAGGCAGTCTGGATTAAGCAATCTTGCTAACAGAGCAAAACCACGCACTTCACTTCCACAACTATACGGAAACTAACAAATGCCAATTCGTGTTGAATACGGACCTTCAGCGGTAGCTGTTGGCGAACTCGCTTTTCGTACAGGACAAAACGAGTATATCGCCAAACGCCGCAAGGAGATGGAAGAGCTGGCTCAACGTCAGGCTGAGATGCGTCAGCGTGGTCAAATACAGCAACAGAATCTTCAAGCTGATCTGTTTAAGTTTCACGGCCAGCAACAACGTGCAATGCAGGAGTTGCAGCTGAGGCAGCAGCAGTTCCAGCAGCAGGGACAACAGTTTGAACAAGGCCAGCAGCATGACCTGAAGCTTGCTGAAGACCGCAGAAAACACGACCTTGACCTGCAAAAGATTTACGGTGATAGACAAGTAGCTGATGCCCGAATGCGTCACGGCCTCGCATCACAACGTGACTTTAACACATTCCGTCGCAACGCATATTCCGACATCTACAAAACCAAGCTCAACGAGTCTGGCCAAATAAAGATGATGGAATTATTCAAGCAGCTTGAAGACCTGAATCAAGACACACGTGTTCCACCGGACGAACGCAAACGTAGCGAAAATGAAATTTACGGCCAGATCGATGCGTTAGAAGAAGACCCTCAATACACAATCGATAAAGAGCTTCAGCCTGGTTATTCCGAAGGATGGGGTGCGCAGGAGGGCGGTTACGAATCAAACACACCATTTTTACGAACCCGCAAGCAGGACGGCGAATGGGAATACCGGCAAAACTACAGCTACTACGAGCAGGATCAAAACGGCGAATGGCAGGAACGCCAGCTCACGCCAAAAGAATGGGTTGAGATTTATCAACCTGAGCCGTTCATTGTAGGAGAGCAAAAATTTATTGCTGACGGCTTCAATTACGAAACTGGTCAGTGGAATATGGTCCCCGACCCAAACTATGACCCTAACGCTGAAGCAAACGCAACTAAAGCTGAAGCAGCTGAAAACGAAGAGCGTATTAACAAGCGACTAGAGATGTACAACAAGTATGTGTCTGGATTCGTTGACCCAGCAGAAGCAGACGACTTCGCAACGTGGCAACAAAACACTTATGGCGACACAATCATCGGTGGAGGGCAACAACCAGCACCGGCTGGACAGCCAGCTCCAGCACCGCAACCTGCACCAGCTCCAGAAGCGGCAGTAGCTCCACCACAACCTGCACCAGCTCCAGCAGCACCAGAACAACCTGCTCCGCAACCAGCCGTTCAACCTGTGGAACAAACTCCACCAGAGCAACCCGTTCAGCCAGACCAACCAGCAGGTCCCGTGCAAAATCCAGCAGCACCGCTCGGTACGCAGGAAAACCCACATCAAGTTATCAACCAAGCTGAAGCTGAACAAATGGTTCAGAACGGTGAGATTCAGCCAGGCGACATCGTGACTACTGCTGATGGCATTCAGTTCTCAGCAGGTGAACCACCAGAACCAGCTGCTGTAATGGAAGAACGTAACGAGCGTCTGGCTACGGAAGCCGCCACTCATGGTGAAACGCTCGCCGGTATGAGAGCTGCTATACAGCGTGAAGATCGAACGTACATGGCAGCGTTGGTGCCACGAATTAACGCAATGTTCCGTGCAATCAATCGGCTGCATCCAGAGTTGCAAACACATGGTGTAATTGATGATTACAATGTAAAGCAGCTCACGATTCTTGATGGTGAAGAGTTTGAACGTGTCATCAAACTAGCTGAGAAGTATTGGCCAGAAGTATATGGCGAAATACCAACAGAAGCGAAGCCTTTTGTCCACGAGCCTACACGACGAGAAAACGAGGCAATCAAAGAGCAGGCTGAAGCTCAACGCCTCGATGCTATAGAGGCTGCTCAGCGTGAGTCATCTATCTATACTCCGCTCGAACAAAGAAAGATGCAGGAAAACGCAGATTCATTGTTGCAGCGTGCCGGTATAAGCAAAGAAGAAGCAGAAGCGATGGACAGGGAGTATCGCCGCCAAAATGCAGCGATTGCAGCTGGCTCTCCAGGCGGTCCAGATTACAAAACGCCAATGGAAATGGGACCGGATGAACCGCAGATCACAGGCTACAAACTTGTTGACGGTGAGATGAAACCCCTAACCGCTCCTGGTCGAGAGTACATGGCTGAGCTTGAACGCCGTGACGCTGAAAGTCGTGACCGGTACGAAAGCATTGACTACCAGCCCGCTCAGGAAGATGTGGATAAATACGGCATTAAACAAACTTGGGAAACTCGTTTTGGCCAAGGTCCACCACGGATGCAGGCTCATCGGATGAGCAGCCCTGCCGGACAAAGCACAGTGGAGTACCACCCAAGCGATCAATATAAGGTTGCAGTTTATCCAGGAGCGGAGGTTGCAGACCAAAGCACGATGGAAGGTGTCGCTCTTCAGATGCAGTACAACACTTCCGCTTGGCAACGTGACCCAAATCATCGTGTCGAACGAGTGAGTGCCGAACAGCTGATGGAGCAGACACGTCGCAAACTTAATGCGCAACCGAAATGGCAAGGACCGCTACAGGGATTCTAAATGGCTGATCCATACGAATTATTCTACGAGTTCAAAGACACTGAACCTGTAACACTCCAAGATGACATGTACGCAAAGATGTCTGTCGAAGAACGACAGCGTGCTTGGGAAAGCGGTTTGCGCCCAGTGAATGAAGCGTGGCAGATTGTTTACCCTGACGAACGCCGTCGTCGCTATGAGTTCATTAACACAGGTCGTGTGTCTGAAAAACGCTACTCCGGCAACAAAGCTCCAAAGGACATGTGGAGCAAAGAGGATCAAGCAAAAGAGATTCGAGCCAGACAGTTTTTGTTTCAAGGCGGCAAACAGGCAGCTCCACTTCCGTGGGACCGTAAAGATCACAACTCTGCCACCAAGTTAATGAACACGATTCAATGGTTTCGTGACAATCCTGATGCAGTCCGCAAAGGCGATTTTTTAGACATCTACTCTGGCGTAATGCGTCGGATGCCTCTGACGTTTGGTGCTGGCGAATTAGCCGAAGCAGTGGTGAAGGGGAAAGCCATTGACCGTATTT